ACTGGAGTAACTAAATGGACGTATTGATCGGTAACAAGGTAGGCGAGTTGATCTATGAGAATTTTGGGGGAGAAGGCAAACATTTTCTGTCAAACGATTTCACGGACATGATGGATCATACACAAATGGATCTTTTGAATGATTGGATCTATGAATTACAGGAGTACAAAAAATCCATTGAGCAAGCTAGAGCAGAAAACGGTCAAATACCCTTTGATGCATTTCCACCGTACCCTGTTGAAGACAAAAACAAAGGATTGAAGGTGGTCAAAGACGATAAAGATGCCGATTGAGTCCCCGATCACCGGGGTCAAGAGCTCTCAGGGCGAACTCCTCATGGAAGTCTTGCTCAAAGAAGCCGACATTCCTTTCGCCAGGGAACATAAGTTCCACGTGGATCGTAAGTGGCGATTCGACTTTGTGCTGCTGCCGTTGACCAGGAAGATTGCGATCGAGGTCGAAGGGGGAGTATTCAACCAGGGCCGTCATAGCCGGGGCAAAGGCTTTGAGAATGACCTCATGAAGTACAACGCTGCTGTTATGGATGGCTGGAGAGTCCTGAGATATTCGACAGGCCAAGTGCATCCAGCTCATGTTCAAGAGATTAAAGAACTATGGCAGAAATAGAAGTCTACATCGAGCTATGGGCCTATATGTCGAGGGAAGGCCCGCCAGTCGGCTGGTATACCGAGCAACCCTGGTACACACCCTCAAACGGATACCGGGAATCCAACGTACCTATCTCAGATGATGATGTCGAAAAAGCCGAAGCCGTTGGGGAGATCCTGAATCGGATGAGAGAAACGGATGAAGACGGTCATCGCCTAGTCAAAATCTATTATCGCGCAATTCCTAATGATGAGCCCTCAACGATCTCGTATCGAATCCACATGATTGAAGAAGAGCTCTCAATCGATCGAAGAGAAATCTATCGACGGTTGAAATCGATTAAGACCTACCTGGAAGGAGCAATGAGCGAACGCTATTCATGACCCGGATCGAAAGTGATATTTGTTTTCGGATCTATTGCCGGAGAAAACACCTAAAAATCCCAAGACAGGATTTAGCCAACAAGCTTGGCGTTCACTATGAAACAGTTCGCCAGTGGGAGAGCTCTATCTGTTCGCCTCGATTAAACAAGATTGAGGAGCTCGCAAAGCACTTAGGATCCTCAGTCGAGTATCTGCTAGTCGGTCATTCATCGACCTTAGATAACAAATCATAATAAAGCTCTTCTTTCGATAAACCTGTGAGCGCACTCAGCTTTCGGTGATGCTTAACCGGCACCCCACTCTTTTTCCACTTATGCGGAACGGTCTCAGCCACACCCATTTCAATGGCGAGCTTGCGCACTGAGAATTTCTTTTCAATTTCCGACCATAAATCAGCCATAGAGTCTGCGGTAAAACCCCCCCTGTTTTTTGCACGTTTTCAGATCGTATCATTTATCGATATTTGGGCACAAGCGAACCACTATATTTATTACCTAAATATGTATCTTTTTAAGATACAATAGTTCATAATAAGGGGGTATTAACGAGGAAATGAAATGGAAAATCAGAACGAAGAAATCAAAGTATTAGTGGCTTGCGAGTGTAGTGGTACGGTACGCGATACGTTTTATTGGGCTGGGTTTGATGCCTGGTCTTGTGACATTAAACCAGCCGACACGCCTACCAATCGCCATTTGCAGATGGATGTTAGAGAAGCATTGAAATTGCAAGATTGGGATATGCTCATAATTGCGCACCCTCCTTGCACCAGATTGTGTAACTCAGGGGTCAGATGGTTACACGAACCACCTACCGGAAAATCAAAACTCGATATGTGGGCCGACCTGGACGATGGAGCAGCTTTGTTCCGCGAGATGATGGACGCTGATGTTCCTTATATCTGTGTCGAGAATCCGGTCATGCACAAATACGCAAAAGAAAAAATCTGGGGCGACAATTACGAGAAAGACTGTGTAAACGATGGCACGTTTGAGCGTACGACCGTCCAGCCCTGGCACTTTGCCCAGGACGTAGACGCTGAAGATAACGTCAAGAAGATGACTCACTTATGGTTGAAGGGGCTTCCAGCGTTAAAGCGAACTGGCGATCTCACTGCCGAAACAGCGAGGGATGACATCCATAAGTGTCCTCCATCAGACGAGCGAGCAGCTATACGGTCTAAGTTCCATCAGGGGATAGCAGATGCGATGGCCGAGCAGTGGGCACCGATAATCAACAATCAACGGGCCGCAGCATAGCGGCTCCAAGGGAGATTTGAATGACTAGAAAAACACTACAATTTAATCGCCGCCGAGTGGGAGAGCTCCAGGCGGCTTACGACCAGGCTGTCCAGAACAACCTTGAAACCTTTACCTTCCAGGGCGAGGAGCTCTTAACGGCTTATGCAAAGTATATGTTAGAGTTTCTGAAATCCAGACCATTCATGCAACAGGGGGCAACGAATGAGCAACGAGGTTAATCAAAGAGCGATCAACGACTACTACGAGGCATTGCTTGCAATCTCTGCGCTAGCTCAAGATTCAGTAGAAGTACATGAAGCCGTATTCGCTGGCATCAACTTCTTTAGCAAGATGGCATTCGATACAGCACCTAGTGAGCAAGTGGCCAGGGACACCATTCTGGCTGGGATCGATGCGGCGTTCGATGATTGGCAAGAGGAGCAAAAACAATAAGTTACATCACGCAACTAGGGGTTGCAGTGCGCATCAAATATTGATAAATTCAGTATATCTCAAAGTTCCCCTAATGGATTTTGAGCTAAATCTAAAGTGATTAAAACTTTCACGTTTTGCCCCGACCTAAAAATCGGGGCTTTTTTTTGGACGCAACAAATGGAAGACGTAACGACCGATCGGGTAGCTGATGTCGTTGTGGTCGGAAGTGCGGCCGCTGTCCTGACAAACATTGAATCCGTTGCGTTGATCTTCTCGTTATTGGCGGGCGGCACCTATTACACGATTAAGGCTATCCAGGCATTAAAGAACAAATGAAGTATTTCACTGAACAAGAACTGGAGTGCCAGCATTGTGGTGAACGCGCCATCGATGAAGACTTCATGGCCATCATTGAAGACCTGAGAGAAGAGCTCGGATTTCCCTTTATTGTAACGAGCGGGTATCGATGTCCCGATCATCCGATAGAAGCAAAGAAAGCGAAACCCGGATCTCACTCAACAGGACTGGCGATCGACATAAACGTCACAGGAGAAAATGCCTTCAAGCTAACACAACTGGCGATGGCATCAGGAATCAAACGAATAGGATGGAATCAAAAGGGCGAACACTCAAAACGATTTGTTCACCTGGACACAGCAGACAGTGACGATTTCGCTGCACCAACAATCTGGACTTACTAATGGAAAACATAACAAACATTATTTTTGGGATAACGAGCATTATCTCAGTAGCAGCAATCATCGCAGCAGCAACTCCTAGCACAACTGATGATGAGTTCCTCGGCAAGATCATGAAGTACGTCAACGTCATCGCCTTAAATATTGGTAACGCAGTTAATGAAGAAGCCAAGAAGAAAAAGAAATAGACCCCTGGGTGCCCGGCTGAGGTTTTTCAACTATTCCTTCCTTGGCCGGGTACTTTCCTAATCTAAAGTAGAAAAATACAGATGGCACTAGGCAAAAAGACAGGAGGCCGAAGAAAAGGTACTCCGAATCACAACAAACAAGAGCTGGTCGAGCTGCTGCACAAAACGTATCCAGGCTATAACCCCGTGATACAGATGGCATCAATCGCCCAGGATGAGTCGATTGAAATGGTACACCGAGTACAGTGCGCTAAAGAGATCGCTGGGTATATCTTTCCCAAGCGTAAGAGTATCGAATCCAACATTACGGGCGATATGCGTTTAGTCGCAGTAGACCTGACAGGAATCAATGACCCAGAAGAGCACGAGACAGATAGCTGAGACTGAAGCTCATGCGGTACTACGCTACGCACCGCAAGGCTTAGTCCTAAAAGACTTTCATCAATCCAACAAATTTGTGCGCTGTTTAATTGGTCCACTAGGATCAGGTAAGACACAAGCCTGTATTGTTGAAGTTTTTAACCGAATCCATAAGCAGAAAGCCGATGATAATGGCATCAGGCGATCCCGATGGATCGTGGTACGAAATACTTATGTGGATCTACAGTCCACAACCATTAAGGACTGGCGAGAAGTTACCGGGCCTTTAGAAGTAGGACGATTCGTAAACGGATCTAATCCTACTCAGTACCTGGACTATCGACGATCGGATGGGACGCGAGTTCTTGGTGAAGTGTTGTTCTTAGCCTTTGATCGACCTGATGATGTGAGAAAGATCAGAGGTATCCAGGCAACAGGTGTCTGGGCTAATGAGGTTAAAGAGCTCAACAAGGAAGTGATCGATATGCTGCTCGCCAGGGTAGGACGATTCCCTAGTCGAGCGCAGTTAGGCAATTATTACTATGGCATGGTGGCAGACTCCAACGCGCCAAGTGCTGATCACTGGCTAGGTGAGTTGGCATTAGAGACCAAGCCGGATGAGTGGTCATTCCACATACAACCTGGTGCAGTGCAAAAGATCGATGGGTCTTGGCGACAGAATCACGGAGCTGAGAACCTGAATAATCTGCCAGATGGCTATTACATGAGGCAGATCAGTGCTCATAGTGAGGACTGGATACGAGCTAACCTGGCGAATGAATTTATCCTGGTGATCGATGGAAGGCCAGTACATCCAGACTTCAGCCAAACACAGCACGTTGCAGATCATGAGTTAGTGCCCACGGCCGGACGAGACCTAACCATAGGCATCGACTTCGGGCGTACTCCGGCAGCAGTGATCCTGCAGCAGCAGAATGATGGCCGATGGTTTGTATTACAAGAACTGGTCACCACAAATATGGGAGCGTTACGATTCGGTGAGATTCTCAAGCAGATTCTTAATGAAACTTATCCCAATTTTAATGTGGATAGTTACGGCGATCCGGCGGGTTCGCAGATGGCTCAGACGGATGACCAAACCCCTTTCATGATGTTGGAACAGTCAGGGATATATGCCTGGCCAGCACCGACTAATGAATTCGAGCAGCGCACTACCGCATTGGACATAAACCTTCGACGCATGATCGAGGGCCAGCCAGCGATTCTGGTTGATCCTCGCTGCAAGACGTTGATCCGGGGATTAGCTGGTGCTTATCAGTTCAAGCGAGTACGAACCAGCGATGGTGATCGGTTTCATGACAAGCCGGTCAAGGATGCGACCTCGCACGTTGTTGAGTCTTTGCACTACGGGCTCATGGGAGCTGGCGAAGGAACAGAGCTCTTTAACTCGGGATGGGTTGAAGAGTACGAGAGCATAGAAAACGATTTTGATGGCTGGAGCCCAGCCACACAACTTAGTGGATTACGTTAATGGCATATTCAGACGAGCAAGAACAATTCGATGTGGATGAGCGCAAGCTAGTCAAAGTGCTTGAATCAAACATCATTGAATCCGACCTGGTATCGGGTACTGAGATCAGTGATCAGCGTGGGCGTAACCATGAGCTGTATTCCCTTGATGCCCTGGGCAATGAGAAATCCAATCGATCGCAGCATATCTCAGCCGATGTCATGGATGCGGTTGAGTCGCAGAAGGCGATGTATCTGGAAACCTTTTTGTCAGGCCGGAACGTGGTTAAGTTTATGCCAGAGAACTCCGAGGATACTACGGCTCATTTGGCCACAAGCTATGTCGAGCATATGTTCATGCACCGTAATGAAGGCGCGAAGTTATTACGCGATGCGCTGCACGATGCTTTTGTCTCCAAGAAGTGTGTTGTCTACACCTATTGGCAAGAAGACTCCACCTTAGTGACTAAATCCTTTGAGGGCCTTGCAGCTCCTCAGTTACAGGCATTGCAGGGACAGATCGCCCAGGAAGGCGGCGATGTCCAGGCACAACAGACTGGCATGGGGCCTGATGGCATACCAATCTTCAGTGGTGAAGCGACCGTCGAGAAAGACACCAGCAAGGTATGCGTTGAACTGTTAAGACCCGAATCATTCTTTAGGGATCCTCATGCTGGCGATATTAAGTACGCAAGCTATGTCGGCTGGCAAGAAGAACTACCGAAATACGAATTAATCGAGCGTGGCTTTGAAGAAGAAGAGGTCATGAATCTACGCTTGGATTATCGATTCAGACAGAACCAGGAAGATCAATCGAGGAAGTCGCATGACTCCAGTTATGGTCGGAATAAGCTGAATAACCGGGCTGATGAAGCAGAGAACGTCACGATCTATTGCATCTTTGCCTATATGAACCTGGAGAACTACGCGCCGACTGTCAGTGCGGATTCAGTCGATGGTACGAAGCTGTATAAGTTTGTCTTCTCATCTGGCGAGCTCTTAACACAAGAGAACGGCTCCAAGTGGACTGAGGTTGATGAATACCCAGTTCAGGAATGGACTCAGTATCCAATTAGTCATAGTGAGTTTGGCTTATGTGAAGCGGATATACAGGCTGACATCCAATGGACTAAATCAAACTTGCTCCGAATGATCATTGATAACCAGGCGATGACCAACACCTCAAGATGGAAGGCGCGTCATGGATTCATCAAGAACCCAAGAGAGTTATTAGAAAACAACATCGGATCCGTGGTGTGGATGAAGGACATCAATCAGGATCTACAGCCATTACCAACGAATCCGCTATCTCCGTTGTCCATGCACGTTTTAGAAAGTCTGGAACAAGAGAAGGAACAGCGATCGGGGATGTCCCGATTAGCTAAAGGATTGAACGCCGATGCGGTAGCGAATCAAAATGCCGATAGCATGATCGAGCGATTAACTAACGCCAGTAACCGGCGAGTGATGCGCGGAGTCAGGGACTTTGCAGAAACCTTCTTAAAGCCGCTATTCATTCAGATGTATAACTTAGGTGTTGAGAACGATTCCGGCGAGGTCATGATGGAGATCGCTGGAGAATTCCAATCCATGCAGCCTTCGTCCTGGCCGAACCGTACCTTATGTGGTGTGGAAGTCGCGCTAACCCCGGAACAAGCCAAGACCAAGGCAGCGTTCCTGTTACAAATGCACCAGCTTATTAGTCAGGATCAGAACCTCGCAATGCTGTATGGCATGGAGCAGAAACACGCGCTCATCGATGATGTGTGTGACCTGGTAGGCATTGGTGATACCTCCCGTTATATGCGTCAACCTGATTCACAAGAAGTACAGCAAGCCGGACAGATGGCCAACCAGAAGGCACAAGAGAACGAACAACTACAGCAGCAGCTCATGACAATGCAGATGCAGAATCAGATGATGCAGCAGCAGCTTGCCCAGGCAGCAAACGCCAGGGAAGACATCAAAGTCAGGCTGAAGGGCCTTGAGGTACAGACTAAGGTCGCTGATACCGGGGCTGATAATGCCAGGGCTGATGACAAGCTGGAATTCGAGAAGCAAAAGGCAGCAGCAGAATATCAATTAGAAAGAACTCAAAAGAGGCCAGCAGCATTATGAGAGGACAGGGGTATATAGAACGGATGCGTCAACGCAAGGAGCAAGAGAGTGGGTTTAATAACGAAAAGCGTAAGCGATTTCTTCAAGAGCTCAGTGAGAACAAAATTGCCGCCAATCAAGGAAGAGAACATCGCGACGATACGAACACGGGCCGAGTACGCGAAGAGTCTGATCGAGGACTCAGCGTTTCAGGAAGTGTTTCAAGCGATGAACGAGCAAGTAGTACGGGAGATCGCATCAAGCAGCCCACTCGATCAAAAAGAACGGGACGTTTTGTATCTAAAGCTCAAGCTAATAACTGAAATTCAAGAAACGCTGATGATGTTTATCAGCGAATATGAAACTGCCGCTTTGATTAACGAAGCGCAAGCCAACCATGAGGAAGCTAATTATGGCTGAACCAGATGTTTCCGCTGAGGTAGACCAACCGACATCCGCGCCGGAGTCTTCCCCTCAGACCTTTCGGGAACGAGCTCTTAATCGCCTAACAGAGGAGTCAAACGACCAACCCCAGGCTGAAGAAGAGTTAGACAACAATGCGGAGCCCTTATCGGAAGATACCGATTTAGATGAGGCAGACCAACTCGATGACACAGCAGAAGCTGATTCGGACTCAGACGAGCAACCCGAAGAAGACGATGCACCGAGAGTCTTTACGATAGACGGTAATGAGTTCAGTGAAGATGACATCAGAAACCTTGTAGCAGATCGCCGCAAGTGGGATGTCGAATTCCGTAAACGAACTCAACAGACTGCAAAGCAAAAAAAGGATTATGAGCGCGGTTCCGCTGAACTGGCGGTACAGCAAAAGCTCATTATGGATGCTGCGCAAGGCAATCTAGACCAACTGAAGCAAGTTGACCCGACTGGCCTATCACAGGATCAGTACGCGATGTATCAACAGAACCTGAAGCAAGCACGAGACCAGAATGATCACTGGGCGAATATGTTTAGCCAGGCGAACCAAGGGCTTAAAGCGAAGTTCGATGAATTTCAAAAAGCCCAGGCTGATGAGTCGGTTGAAGTGCTAAGAGGCATCGAACCCCGATGGAATGAGAATTTCTATGGGGATCTTAAAGAGTTTGCAGTCGAAACAGGCCGCTATTCAGATGAAGAGTTTAAAGAAGTCGCTGACTGGAGAGTGATCGAAGGATTGATCGCTTTACGAGATGCGGAATCTGCCACTCAGAAGCTGGAGAAGGTCAAAGAATCTAAATCCAAACCGAGCCGAAGACGGCAGAGAGCAAGACAACGCAATCGCAACTCACAAGGACAATTCCAGAGTGCGCGTGATGCGGTGTTTGAGTCTCCAAATGCTAAAGGTGATGGTTCATTTCGAGCAATGATGGAGGCGAAGCTCAAAGCTGAACGAGGTTCATAATTTAAGGACTTTGTATGGCTTTTCATACTTATACACAAACCCGTCAAGCTGAAGACGTTCAGGACGAGATTTATCAAATCTCTCCGGTAGATAGCCCCGTGGCTAGCCTCAGCAAAACAATCAGAGCAACTGGTAAGCTCCACGAATGGTCAGAAGACCGTTTGAACTCAAGCGGTGCTAACGCCGCCGTGGAAGGAGCAGATGCCGGATCGGATACTTCGGTAGCGATCACAGCTCTGAACAACTACACCCAGATCATGACTAAGGTCGCCAAGATTACTGGCACTTTAGAAGCCGTAGATAAGTACGGCCGTGATTCTGAAATGGCCTTAATTGAGAGGGTCGCCGCATAGCGATATGCGGGCAATAACTCTGTGAATTCAAAGGAACTCTCACTGAGACAACTTTGAGCCAAGCCCCGCCAGGGGAAGGTGCAACGACTATCCGAAAGGAGTACAGCCAAGTGGCTGGAAGCGCAGAGGCACTCAAGCAAGTGCAAGACATAGTCTAATCTTCATAGTGATATGAAGCTGGTTAAAACCGGGTGTGAATTAACGACTCACACTGAATACAAATGATCAATTGGAACAGCGATATTCTGAGCTTGCGAAGGATATTGAGCTGGCAATTATGGGTAAGCCTGGAGGAAGTTTCCAGACAGCAACAGCGGGATCGTCGAGTGCTGCGAGAAAGTTCGCTGCCCTGGCAATTCAGCTTCAAGGAGGCCCTAACAACGCCACTTTGATGCAAGATGCCACCTCAGATGACACATTATCGAAATTGGAAACATCCATGCTCGATGCACACCAAAATTGTCATGCAGTGGGCGGAAACCCAGATACGCTGATGGTTCCCCCAGCGGTTTCTCGATACGTTGCAAGCTTTGCAGCGGCATCAGGACGCAACAGGGAGCTCCGAGATACTACTAAGATCGTCAATAACGTAGACCTTTACGTTTCGCCTAAACATTGGGCCATTGCGGCGTGAGTCGCATTGCAAACTCCGTGAATTCAGGGAAAATCTCATTGAGACAATCCTGAGCCAAGCTCGAAAGAGAAGGTGCAGAGACTATTGCGAAAGCAAGTAGGGCTAAGTAGCCCGAAGCGCGGAGCATCCTTAGAGGATGATGATATAGTCCGGCCTAGTATGTGAATACTAGCGGCTGCTAAGAGCAGCGGGTATGAGCTAACGACTCATGCTGAACAGATCGTTTGGTGAACTTAACGTAGTTCAAGACCGAGAAATGGAACCGCTATCGATGGTTGGAATTGATTTCAACTACTCGGCTACAGCGGTACTAAGACCTACTCAAGATTTTGCCTTGAGTAAAACGGGTAAGCATTGCCCCCTAGTGGCGAAAGCCGCATAGGATAACTTTGTGAACTGCTGGAAACCCCAAACACATCATGGTGTGGGCAATCAGCAGCCAAGCCTGGAAACAGGAAGGTTCAACGACCATCCCTACGGGGAGTACGGCCAAGCGGCTGGAAGCGCAAAGCACCCTTCGCGGGTGAAGATATGGTCTCGTCCTTGCAGATAATGTAAGGCAGCACGATGAAGTGCGGGAACAGTCTAGCGAGCTGTTTTGAAGATTTTACCAATGGATGCAGAATCGAGACAAATCATCACTGAATTGTCTTACTGTCTCTTGAACCGGGATTCCGCGTTCAGAGTGCATACCGTAAGCGCAAGCTTATAACCCTTGAAGGGCTCTTCGGAGCCCTTTTTTATTGGAAACCTTATGACTGAGAAACGAATTATCTCCGCTACCGGGGATGTGTCGCGGTGGATTGCGTCCGAGCATGACAGCTCCGGTAAGCTGCAACACTATCGAGGCTACAGCCAGGACGTTAAGCAAACGGCTGACCTGGTGAAGCAGCGAGCACAACAAATGCCTGGGCGATTCAGTAAATCGCTAGAGCATCAATATGTGGGCTCGGTGCCAATGACCATGATTCAGGATTTTGTCGCCAAGCGCGGTAAAACGATGAACGACTGGGCAACCGATAAGCACTTGAAGAAAGCATTTCTGTTGCATATGACGGCAGAAAACCCTCGATTGTTTGCTAAGAGCTATCAGACATGACTTATGGGGTGCTCAAGACTGACCTGGCTGACTGGCTTAATCGATCAGACCTAACCTCGAAGCTGGATTCGTTCATTAAGAACGCTGAGAACACGATCTATCGAACGCTGAGTCATCGATTGTTAGAGAAAACAGCCACGTTTGATCGAACTAGCGAGTCTCCATTAACCGATGTCCTGGCATTACCGAGTGATTACCGGGAAGCGATCCTATTAACGGTCGATGGCACTCCGATCGAGCGAGTCTCACTGGATTCTATTTCTAATCGAACAGCTAAGGTCGATGAGCCGAGTGAATTCTCAAGAAACGGAACCGATATACAGCTATGGCCTTTCCCTGATGCGGGACGGACATACAAATTAACCTATTATCACAAACCGGCCACTGTCACAGGTGGATCGGATAGCGGCACTAACGATCTGCTAACGGCAGAACCCGCACTATTTCTATATGGCTCGCTAATCGAAGCCGAGCCCTACCTTCACAGTGATCAAATGCCCATGTTGCAAGTTTGGGCGAGTCGATTCGGTGAAATCCTAGCGACATTAGACCAGGAATCCTCTTTAGAGAACTATTCCGGCTCGACTGTCACCGTCAAATCAACATTCAGCGGGAGATTATAAATGCCCAACTTAACAGACGAACAAATCGCACAGATATTAGAAGCTGCTGGCCCTCGACAGGACGCTATCAGACGTATTTTAGGTGAAGACCTGGATTCTGAGCCGGAGCCTGTCAAAGAAGAGGAAGAGGCCGAAGAGGAGTCTTCTGACGAAGAGGAATCAGACTCTGAGGAGTAATTAAATGGCGTTAGAAACCGGAACAACCGTTGACAGTCTTGTTAGCACTAATCCAGCAAATACGGATCCCGTGGGCCAAGCCGACGATCACTTAAGGCTGATCAAAGCGGTCTTAAAGACCACATTTGCTGGTATAACTGGTGTAGCGGATGAAGATAATATGTCTTCTGACAGCGCGGCAAAGCTAGCGACTCAGCAGTCCATTAAGGCTTATGTTGATTCTCAAGTTACTGCGCAAGACTTAGACCTCACATCGGACTCCGGCACTATCGCCATTGATCTTGACTCTGAAACCCTCACCATTGCGGGTGGAACAGGACTAGATTCATCGGCTACAGGTAATACAGTAACCGTTGCTATCGATTCGACCGTTGCGACCTTAACAGGCTCGCAGACGCTTACTAATAAAGTCTTAACCTCACCCACTCTAAACACGCCGACAATCGGCACATCCTTCACGATTGGCTCTGCGACTATTACAGAAGCGGAACTGGAAGTCCTCGATGGTGCAACCCTAACGACCACTGAGCTTAATTATGTGGACGGGGTTACTAGCGCAATCCAAACCCAGCTTGATGCAAAAGCACCTCTTGCGACACCGACTTTTACCACTTCAATTACTATCGGATCAGCGACGATCAGCGAGGCCGAGTTAGAGATACTCGACGGCGCGACAGTCACAACAGCCGAACTGAATGTTCTGGACGGGATTACCTCGACAGTCAGTGAGCTGAACATATTAGATGGTGTTACCAGTACAGCATCAGAACTCAATATCTTGGATGGCGTGACCTCAACGGCAACCGAACTCAATATCTTAGATGGAGTTACGGCGACCACGGCAGAACTTAATTATTCGGATACTGGCTCGGCAGTCGGCACTGTTGTGGCTAGTAAAGTTGTGACCGTGGACGCTAACAAAGATGTCGCGAGCTTCAGGAACATTACCTTAACTGGTGAACTCGATGCGGGCTCTTTAGATGTCTCAGGTGATGCTGACATCGATGGCACCCTCGAAGCAGACGCGATCACGGTGGATGGCACCGCATTGAATGAGTACATCGCCGATACCGTTGGCGCGATGGTCGGTTCTAACACTGAAACTAACATCACTGTGACCTATGAGGATGCCGACAACACCTTAGACTTTGTGATTGGTACGCTTAACCAGGACACTACAGGCACAGCGGCCCTGGCGACTTCATTCACCGTCACGGCAAACGACACCGCTAACGAAACTGTATACCCGGTCTTTGTGGATGGTGTGAGTGGCACTCAAGGAGCTGAGACAGACGCTGGCTTAACGTATAACCCCTCAACAGGATTGCTCACCTCGACAGGGTTCTCAGGCAACCTGACGGGCACGTTACAAACTGCTGCCCAGGCTAACGTCACCAGCGTAGGCACGTTAACCTCGTTAACAATATCCGGCGATCTAACGGTCGATACAAACACTTTGAAGGTCGATTCGAGTAACAATCGTGTCGGCATCAACCAGGCAAGCCCAGATGTTGCTTTGGATATGGGTGCTAATACTGATGCTGTCCATATGCCAACAGGTACGACCGCGCAACGCCCAGGATCTCCGGCTGCTGGATACTTTAGGTATAACTCTGAGACTGCCAAGTTTGAGGGCTACACCGATGAATGGGGATCGATCGCTGGCGGCGGCAGCGGCACTAACATGGATACCAATATCTTTGCGGGTGATGGTTCAGACACAACCTTTACGTTAAGCACCGCGCCTGATACTGAGCAGAACCTAATCGTATTTGTTGATGGTGTGTTCCAGGCTCATGATGCCTATTCAGTCTCAGGAACTACGCTCACGTTTAGCGCACCTCCGGCAAACGGTCGGGTAATCACGGTGTTCCATTCGACCACAACGGTCGGCGGCTCTAACGCAACGATCAACACGATGACCGGGGATAACTCGGATGTGACGATTGAATTAAGCGTGGCACCAGTTCATGAGGCAAATACCCAGTGTTATTTCGATGGGGTTTATCAAAGCAAATCAAACTACTCAATTTCAGGCACTACATTAACTTTCAGCACTGCCCCACCCACGGGAGTCCTGGTAGAAGTTATCACCCTCACTAACACTTCAATCACTACAGCCGCCCAATTAGTAGACGCTGATGCAGATACCAAGATCCAGGTAGAAGAGTCCTCCGATGAAGACAAGATACGCTTTGACACTGGTGGTACTGAGCGGATGATCTTGGACTCAAGTGGATTAGCTATTCCTAGTAATGCTATAGCTATTGGCCAAAGTACATTTTCAGGCAGTAATGTTTTAGCTGATTTTCATGGCTCTGGTAACGCAGTAGGCGCAAGTCTTGCATTTGCAAATGACCACAACACAGATAAGTTTTATGTGGGTCTTGAAGGCAATACAACAGGCGATGCGTTTCTATATCAACAAGAAGACGCTGATATAAATTTTTATACCAATAATACCTTTAGAGCAAAACTAGATAATTCTGGAAACTTAGGAATCGGCGGTCAAACTACACCCGCAGCAAAACTAGATATTAAGGGAGACACTTCAACCTACGGGGGAATGTCAAAGATTTACCTGACCGACACAAGCTCTAACGCAGCAAGAAGAAATTGGGCGATAGGCAACGGCGGCAGTGGTTATGGCAATTTAACTATTGGTGTCAGTAATGCTGCTGACGGAGATCCGATGGCCTCTGGAACTCACATAACGCCATTAATAATAGACAATGCTGGCCACGTTACCAAGCCATTGCAACCAGCGTTTAACGTAAGGAATAGTGCTTCTCAGTTTAATATAGCTATTGACTCAGACGTTACTGTTGTCTTTGGAACAGAGGTATTTGATGTAGGCAGTAATTTTACAGGAAATACATTTACTGCGCCTGTTACTGGAAAATATCAGTTAAATGTAAATATTCGTTGGAACCAATTAAACACAGCACATGACTATGTAATTTGTTTTATTAAAACTACGCTTAGAACTTACTATTCTATTATTGATCCAGATGGATTTGATTCAATTCCAGCTTATTTTACACAAAATGTAAGCGCGTTAGCAGACATGGATGAGAATGATACTGCCTATGTGTACGTTTATTGTGCTGGAGGATCTGCAACATCTGACATTGACAGCGGCCCCGGCTCAACAACATTTTCAGGCATCTTAGTAGCATAACAACAAAGGCGAAATAACCTATCTTAAAGGAGATAAAACATGGCAGATCTTAAAGTAGAAATAACAGTAAACGATACGATGCAAAAAATCCTGTTGAACGACTTGTTATCCATAGAAGATTGGATAACGGACGCTGTGACAGGAAAACAAAACAACTGCTGGAAGCGTTTCAGAGAAGCCTGGACTACAAAGTTAATGGATGACGATAGCTTTACAGATCCGATTCCAAGCTCGCAAGAGGCGTTCGTTGCGCTCGTCACCTCCAGGGAAGATTACAAAACACGCAAAGAGCGTGACGAGGCTAGTAGCCTTTAATTAGGGAGAATAATTTATGGCATTAACAAAAGCACCAGAAGAGTTAGTAGATAAATCTTTAACTTCTACTTTAACTATCACTACTGCTGATAATAGCAATAATTTAGTTCTTGCTAGCACTGACGCTGATGCTAGTTTTGGCCCTCGTTTAAAGTTATTTAGAAACTCAGCATCAGCAGCAGACGGTGATGCCATAGGGTACATTAATTTTACTGGTACAAATGATGCTGGAACACCAGAAGAGGTTGGTTATGCTGCTTTTGACGCAAGAATAGTAGATGCTTCGGACGGTACTGAAGATGGAAGACTAGAAATAGTTACGTTATTAGCTGGTGTAGAAGGTACTTCCAGAATTTTAATGGACGCTACTGAGACTGTCTTCAATGATAATTCTAAAGACCTAGATTTCCGTGTTGAGAGTGATGATCATGCACATGCTTTATTTGTTAACGGTGCAGCTGGAAACGTAGGAATAGGGGATACAGTACCAGCTTGGGGCGCAAATTACAGAGCTTTGACAATTGGCTCTTCTGGTGCTATTTGGTGTACTAAAACCGGAACAAGTCTTACAGCACTGGCTGACAACACTTATTTCAACGGGTCAAATCAGATCGCTCGGAACACGCAAGCGGCCGCTCAATATTATATGAACGCTGGTAGCCATGTTTGGGAAAACGCACCTTCTGTGAGTGCGGGCGCAACGCAAACAATGGCTGTTCGTATGGTGATAAACCCGTCAGGTCATATTACTATTGGACGTACTGCAACCAGTAATACTGAATCAGATCACGGAATAGATTTATACGGAAATGGTTATATCTACCTATACTCAGCCGCTTCTGGAAATGATGACACTTTTAGATCCTATGACTCTTCAGGAGCACTCAAAGCATCTATTGAAGCAGACGGAGACTACATAGATCATTCTGATGAAAATTACAAAGAGAATATTACAGATGCTTCTAGCGTCCTCAGTACTATTTCTGACATTAAAATCCGTAGTTTTACTTGGAAGGACAGTGGCCGTAAACAAAGTTACGGTTTTGTTGCCCAAGAGTTAAAAGACGTTGTTCCTGAAGCAACAAAAGTTGCAGAAAAAGAAGGAGATATGTGGGGCGTAAGAAACTCAAGAATAGTTCCAATGTTAGTCAAAGCAATCCAAGAACAACAAACACTAATAGAAACCTTACAAACCAAAGTCAAAGCGTTAGAGGAGGCATAACAAATGGCAATCACTAAAATCTCACCAGACGTTGTAGACTTTGATTCAGCTTTAGTTGTTTCTCCTACACTTACTATAGGCGATGCAACAGCAGAAGATA